TATTCAGGGCTACGGAGCCGGCGAAGAGACGCCTGAAGGATTAAGCGTAAAGATCACTCCGATGGCAGGAGGTGTAGGCGCTCCTGATTTCGAGACGCTGGATATTGCCCGCATCATGGGAGATGATCAGTACGACTTCATCCTGATGCCGTACTCAGATACCGTATCTCTGGACTACTTTAGAGAGGTCATGAACGATACGAGCGGAAGGTGGGCGTATGACAAGCAGATGTACGGTCATGTTTATACCTGTAAGAGAGGATCTATCAATGATCTGCAAAAGTTCGGAGTAAACCGTAACGATCAGCACGCTACGATTATTGGTATTGAGCCGGATGTTCCGTCCATGGCGGTTGAGGTTTTAGCGGCCTACGGGGCGCAGAACGCGGCTAAATTGTCCATAGATCCGGCTCGTCCTACTCAAACGTTAGAGTTGATCGGCATCACTTCAGCGCCTCACGGCAAGCGCTTTACTATGAGCGAGCGTCAGGTGCTTCTCACAAACGGTATCGCCACCGAGTACACGGAATCTGGTTACATGAGAGTGGAAAGAGCCGTCACGACGTATCAAAAGAACCGTTTTGGAGATGAGGATAACTCGTATCTGGATTCCGAGACTCTGCACACGCTTGCGTACATCATTCGAGCTTTGAGAAGCTGTATTACAAGTAAATACCCGCGTCATAAGCTCGCAAGTGACGGCACCCGCTTCGGAGCAGGTCAGGCAGTGGTTACACCGTCCATTATCCGCGGCGAACTTATCGCTATGTATACCAAGCTCGAGGACAAGGCGATTGTAGAAAACGCTGATTTGTTTGCTAAGTATCTTGTCGTGGAGAGAAACGCAGATGACCCCAACAGAATCGACGTATTGCTGCCGCCTGACCTGGTTAACCAGTTAAGAGTCTTTGCTGTATTGGCTCAGTTCCGTCTTCAGTTTAACGAATAAGAGGTGATTTAATGTCAAGAATTGCAGGAATCTGCCACATTACTGTCAACGGCAGAACGATGGATATCTCCGGAGGGCTGACCATTCCGCTTTCGAAAACCACAAAAGAGAGCATTGTGTCGACCAACGGCTCCGTTAATTACAAGGAGACGCCGATCGCGCCGTACATTGACGGAACGTTCCTAATGGATGAAGACTTCCCGATTGAAGAACTGTCCACTATGGACACGGCAACGGTGGTGGCTGAATTGGCTAACGGCAAGAGCTATACGCTCTCAGAGGCCTTTATTGAAGGAGAGATGAACTACGACAGTGACGCGGGAACTGTCGCAATGAAATTTGTGGGAACTAACGGGAGGTGGTCGTAATGGCTTCGTACGTACTGAAGACGCCTATCACTGTTTCAGGCAACAGGATAGAAAAAGTGGATCTGCGTGAACCGACCTTTAATGAAATTTGCGATCTTGGCCTGCCCGGTGATCAAACCGAGCCGGATGGAAAGCTTAAATTGCTTCGCAAATACCTTGTGGTCTGTTCAGGTCTTCCGGAGGAAGCTGTCGGCGCACTGGGGATTAGGGACGCCATGGCCCTAATCGGTAAGGTGTCTGATTTTTTTACAAGTACGGACTAGCGCGGAAGAAAACGGCCGTGAAAGTTTTTTACAACACGGCCCGCTTCTGGGGAGAACGACCCACGGAGCTCTCAAGAGAGCCTTTTTCAAGAGTGATTGAGCTTGCGAAGGAGGCTCTTCGCATTATGGAGGAAGATAAAAAATGGCGGGAAAAGAGTACAGCCTCAAGGCCATCCTTTCCGCGACGGATAAGATAAGCCCCGCGCTCAAGAAGATAGACTCTAATTTCGGAAAGCTCGGGCGCTCCTTTTCCGCCTTAGGCAAATCCTCGGCCGCTTTGGCCGGTAAGTTCGCTTTGCCCCTGACAGTCTTAGGCGGAGTTGGCGGCTTCAGTCTAAAGTCGGCAATGGATAAGTTCACCTCTCTGGGCGATTCTATCGATAAGGCCAGTAAAAGAGCCGGCGTGAGCGCCGCTTCTTTACAGAAACTTCGCTATGCTGCCGGACTCGGAGGTATGTCAGCTGAGCAGATGGATCAAGCTCTGGTTAAGCTGACTTACAACATGGGGAAAGCAGCCAGAGGAGAAAATAAGGAGCTCGCAGCTATTTTTAAGCGCTTGGGTGTCTCTCTCAAGGATTCTAAGGGAAACATTCGCGATGCGGCCGATGTCATGCGCAATCTTGCTCAGGCGGTTAAGAACAATGAATCTCCTGCGGTAAGGCTCAGAATTCTAACGGCCGCTGTCGGCGATGATTTGGCTAAACAGCTGATACCGGTATTGGAGAGCGGAGCGGCAGGGCTCGATGACATGGGCGGCGAGGCAGAGAAGCTTGGCATTGTCATGTCCGATAAGATGGTGGCTGATTCTGCCCATCTTACGGACACACTGAGTAAGTTTTCTCAGGTTTTAGACGGTGTATCGGCCACCATCGGCGCTTCGCTTGCTCCGATCATCGAGAGCATTGTCAAGAGGCTTCAGGATTGGATAGTTGCCAATAAAGATTTAATTGCTCAGAGGCTGGAAAAGATCTTTGAAAAGATCTCTTCGGCCATCGCTCAAATTAACTTTGAGGCAGTGGTAAACGGTATTTTCAACTGTATCGACGGATTCATGAAGTTTGTGGACTCGATCGGCGGATGGGACACGATTATCAAGGGATTTGGCGCTGCTATCGGTCTAACGCTTGCCGGGAATATGATTAGCCTCGGTCAATCGCTTTACGGCGTGGGGGCTTCGTTCGTCTCCGCGTTCGGTCCATGGGGCGTGATTCTTGCCGGTGCAGTCGCTGCCGGTGTGGCTTTATGGAAGAACTGGGATGAAATCACGGCTTGGTTTGAGAAAACCTTCCCGGACTTATCAAAGGTTTTAAGCGGTTTGCCTGAAGGGTTTTCTATCGCTTGGGACAATGCTTGTAAGAACATCCGCGCACTTTGGGACGGTCTTTGCGCGACATGGGACAGTATTAAAAACACTTTTTCATGGGAAGGAATCAAAGGCTCGGCAAAGAAAATGCTCGGATTTTCTGCTCAGGAGAATCCTCAGGCGCAGGCTCCGATGCTGGACTCCTCTCAAGTCTCTTCTATGACTCAAGGTTTGATGGGGCCTAGGACTGAGATTGATAACCAGCTGACTGTCAGAGTCGAGGTTCCGCAGGGATTGAACGCTCAGGTAGAAAAAACAGACTCCAATGGAGGAAATATGAGAGCAGAGACCGGAAATTATGCTTTTGTGGGAGCTGACTGATGAACGCACCGGAATTAAGACGCGCCTCCTTTAGAGGGGTGCCCTTTGAGGTTACAAGTTCAGATTTTAAGGTGGGCAGGCGGACTCAGACTTTTGAGTATCCGCAAAGAGATACGCCGTTTACTGAAGATTTGGGACGATCTAAAAGGACCATTACGCTGACTGCGTATGTGATAGGAGCCGACTATATTACCCGGATGAAGCGTCTGATTGCGGCTTGTGAAAAACAAGGGTCGGGCAGGCTTATTCATCCGTGGCTTGGTACCATGGAGGTGGTAGCCGTTGATCTTACCTCCCCGAAGTTTGAATCCAACCGCCTCTCCACCGTCACACTTAATTTTGTTGAAAGCGGCAAGTTAGAGTTTCCGAATTCGATTGTTGACGCGGGCTCCCGCTGTTTAAAGGCAGCCTCGGCGTTAAGCAACTCCGCCTTTGACGAATTTATCAAAGAATTTGATATTGCCGGAGCTCAGGACTTTGTTAAGAAGACGGTGGGAGAGGATTTTACAAAGCTTCTTTCAGCAGAAAGTTTGAATCGAATCTATCAAGCGTTCGATTTGGCTGATGACTTGGCTGATTTAGCTAACGATGCGATTACATTAGTTAGCGGCTCTCCGGGCTCATTGGGACAAAGGCTTATGGATGTTCTTGGACTTCAGGGCTTTGCCTCTACTGTTCATGCCTGGAGCGATGTCGCCAATAGATTCAGCCTGCTTACGAAAGAGTCATCTTTGAGCAGCGCGGAGTCCCCAGTAGCTGCTTCCAGGACAACAAGCGAGAGAATTGAGGCGGCTAACGCGGCAATCCAAACGCTTGTAAGGCAGTCCGCTATTTCAAACGCGGTGCTCGCCGCTTCTGAAGTTGGCTCCGAAAACGATAGAGCAGATACATCTGCGGCGGTTCAAACCGCTCCGTACGATGATTTGATTTTGGTTCGGGACAACATTCTTGAGGCGATTGATTCCGAGATGTTTAGAACCCGAAACGATGCGGTCTATGAAGCGTTAAATCAGGCTCATTCCGCAGTGTATGAGGCAATTACGCAAAGAGCGGAGAATCAGGCAAGGCTCGTAACGTTTACGCCTTCGGCGGTGACTCCGGCGCTGGTTTTAGCTTATGACTATTACGGAGACTCAACCAGAGAGCCGGAGATTGTCGGGAGAAATAAGATCCGGCACTCAGGTTTTGTGCCGTCGGTGCCGCTGAAATTGTTGAATGAGTAATGAGGAAAGCTAAGTGAGGAGAGATCGGAATATTCTGTACGATATTCTGAATGTATGCGCACAAGGGTATGAGTGGTCAACGTATTACCCCGGGCGAGGCTATTCAGAAGAAGAATTTAAATACCACTTGGATCTTATTTGCAGGGAAAAGTTAATAGAAGGTCCGAATCTTACATGGAAAGGAAATGATGTGCTGGAGGAGATCGAATCTCAAATGTATTGGGAGCACAAAATAGCGGTTTGGGAGAAGGAGCGACATGCCAAAGAAAATCTCAGATAACACCGTAACTCTTTTTGTCAACGGCAGAAAATACGAGAACTGGTTGGATGTGAGTATTACCTGCACGCTTCAAAGCTTGGCCAGAGTCTTCTCCGTTAGGTCAACCAGAAGTAAAGAAGACCTGACTATAGGTATTCAGCCTCAGGATGAGGTGAAGGTATTTATTGGGGACGATCTTGTTCTGACCGGTTACGTTACTAAGCGGGAGGTAAGTTATTCTGCCTCCGGAATCAGCATTACTATCTCGGGCGCGAGTAAGACGGTCGACTTACAGGACTGCTGCATGCCGCACGGGATGGCGAACTCCTACAAGAATCAGACGCATGAGCAGAACTTAAAGGCGGTGTGCGCTCCGTTTGGAATTGGCGTTGTGGATCAAGTGAAATCGGTGGATAGGAGAAATTTAGAGTTTTCCCCGACGGAAACTGTAGGTGCTGCCGTGACCCGATATCTTCAGAAGAACGGAATTCTGCTTACGGATGATGAGGCGGGTAACTTGGTTATTGCTCAAGCCGGATCCGGAGGTAATGCACACGACACTCTGGAACTAGGGAAGAATATTCTTGAAGGTAAACGTACTCAGGATGCGTCGAAGAGGTTTAGTGATTACGTTACCTTAGGACAGGCCGCCAACCCGACCAGTGAGCTTCCGGTGTCGGCTAATCATCTCAAAGCGACGGCCCGAGATCCAGAGGTTCGGCGTGCAAGGTGGTTTGTAAAGCAAGAGCCTGGGAACGCTTCGACGGAGATTCTTCAGAAAAAGGCGGAGATTATCAAAGATATGAACGCAGGGGAGTCCGATACATTAACCTACAAAGTTCAGGGTTGGCGGCAGAACAACGGCGAGCTGTGGAAGGTTAATACCAAGGTTAGTATTTTCGATTCTTTACTGGAAATAAAAAATATACCGTTATTGATTAGCAAAATTGGATACAGTTTGTCGTCTGCAGGATCAACCGTCGAACTCACGTGCATTTCACCTCAAGCATTTCGACTGCTGGAAGAGAAGGACAGTAAGACTATTGGAGAAACATCGAACTTGTCCGAAATAAAGATTGGCTCTGGTAAAATTTAATTTATCTTTCGGAGGTTGATATGTCGATTCGGTTGTTGTT